CCTTGAGTATGAGTAAATTCAGTATCAATATTCAACCCCTTTGATATTTACATTAATTTTAATTGGTTCATCTCCTGATGTAAGATCTACTTCATTTCTTTCTACATAACCTCTTTTCTTTCCTTTAGTCTTTAAAAAGAATATAGTAGCTGAAGTATTACCATCTCCTATTTGTTTATGTAATTGACTTTCCCCAAAGTCTAATGCTATGTTTTCAATATCTTTAACTGCCTTTGCAAATTCCTCATCTTCATTTAACCACTTGTAATATGTTGAACGTGGAACATCTGCTTGTTTACAAGCTACAGTAACAACACCTAAAGACTTTTCTAATGCTGCTAATATTGATTCCTTTTTTATGTGTCTATCTTTGTTCATTGTTTTTTATATTTTTCATTTAATATAACAGGGATTGCATTGTTCCAACTTACTCTGTGATGTAGTCTTGACCTTTCAGTATTTAGCATACCTACCTTTACAGATGAAGGACAAAACATTACTGAATAAAAAGACTTTACATAAGTTCCTTGATCTAAATAGATGTCTGTCAATCCACCATCATTACTTTGTGTATCTGTTTGCTTTAAAGAAACATTAGGTATAGTTAAAAATAAATCTCCTGTACTTCCAAGTAATGTGTAAGCATTAACATCTTCATTTATTCTACCCATAAATTTAAATGGTCTTTCTGTACTACAAAAAAAGCTATTCATACATTTTCTTTTAAGCTTTAATTCTTTTGCCCAACCACTATGTTGTCCACCTATCCAATCTCCATTTTGGGATAGTGCTATAGTCTTTGCAGGAATTGATTTATAATATTTCAATATTGCTTTAAATATATCATCTACTTTATTTATATAACCTCTACCTTTATTGTAAGATAATTCATCATTAAATCTATAGCTAAAGTCTGTGTAGTCATCATCTAATACTAAAAAGTATGTTATACCTAATTTCTTTGCAATATCATAACAAGAGTTTCTAGCATAAACAACAACCCTTTCATCATCAAAATTATCTCCAATATCAAATTTATCTTTATAGTCTTTTTTAGAAAATACTATTACTTGATCTTTATATTTTTCTTTATAATCTTTAACTTGCTTATCATCATCTGAACAGATTAAATATATTTTACCTGTATATCCAAATCTTTTTAAGGTTTTATATGTCTTAACATTATTTGCTCTACCATAAGTTAAAATAAATACTGCAAAATCTTTATCTATCATAATATGCCATTCTTTTTATATGCTGCAGCTATTTCTTTAGTCAGTTTTACATATCCATTTTCTATTGCCTTATCAAAGTCTATAATAACTAAAGCAGAATCTTCCATAAGTTTTTGAATTTCTTTACTTGAATGTGCATAAAAATCAGCTATTTTACTATAATCATATACTGTATGTCTTAATGCACAATGACTTAAAAATAATGTTTCTTCTTCACTTAATTTAGCTTGTTTAATTTTATGTATAAGTTCATCTGCTTTATCTGTATTAAACAAATCTTCTAATTCAGGTTTTTTATTTTTAGGTTTATAAGTTGGTGCTACAATTTTTCTAGTATATGTTTCTTCTTCTTCTTCTATTACATCATCTTGATTTTCCCATACATCTAAACCCCATTCAGCAAGTTGAACACTATCCCACTCATTAGCTAACATATCCCATTCCCATTCTCCAAACCCTACATTATCTTTTACTATAAACTCTTGCTTTTGTGCATCAGTTAAACCTTTAGCAATAGTAACAGGAACTTCTTTTAGTCCTGCATCTATACAAGCTTTATATCTCATATTACCACCCAAGATTGTCATATCTTCATCAACTACTATAGGTCTAAGATCTAACATTTCAGGAAATTCTTTTATAGACTTAATAAGCTTTTTAAACTTTTTATCTTTTATAATTCTTGGATTATGTCGGTTAGGTTTTAACTTATTGATTTCTAGTTTCATAGTATATAATAGAATTTATTGTTATTTATTTTAATCTGTCTTTAACACCACCCCATAGTTTATCTTTTCTGTTAGATAAAGTTGGTTCTGTTCTTTTAAGAGAAGGAAATCCACCAAACTCCTTTTCTACTTCTTGCATATATTCTCCGCATTTAGGACATTCACTACCAATATGACAAACCTTGTTGTCAATTATTTTCATTACAATTTTACTTAATTGTTTTTTTATTCCACATTGATTACATTGATATATTAACATAGTATTAATTTTAAAATAAAGGAGAGTTAAAAACATTTAATAATTATTACAGGCACTATGCCTACTCTCCTTTAAATATGACTTATTCTAACTTTCTTTTTTTTCTTTTTTAAATTTTTTAATTCATTATTTAAATGATCTATTGCTTTTTGCAAACACTCATCAGGTGTATTATGTTTTCTATCACTTCTTAAAATGTAAGTAAGTGCAGTTGCACAATTATAATTTAATGCATAGTCCTCTATTATATCAAATGCTTTATATCCATAAACTTTTCCTGTATAATAATTTGGTGTTTTATCTTCTGTATTTTTCATATATTATTTTTATTCCTTTAAAAGTATCATTTAAACAAGTTCCACAACTTGTATTAGTTTTATAATTTGTTCCATATATAGTGTTGTAAAGAGTAATCATTCTCTTTTTTACTGCTTGATTTTTAGCTATCCCTGTTTTAATATCTTCCCATATTAGTAATACTTCTTCTATTAATTCTTCAGGTATTCCTACAGGTTGTTCTAGTTCCTTAGTCTTTAACCAATACTTCTGTGGGCATTCCATTAAACTGATTCGTGCCTTGATTGACATAAAACATAAACAAATTTTGCAAGAACCCGTAGGTCTAAAATAATAATCACAACCTTTACAGATGTCAAGTCTATCTTTGTAAACCTCATCACTTACAAAAAACTTATTCATCTAGCAATTCTTTTAATTGTTCTCTTACTTTATCTATAGTTGTAAACAGACTGTTCCTGCTTATACCTGTTTTTTTTGCGAGTCCACTAAGTGTATTACCCTCATAATAATAGAGTTTAAATACATCTCTATCATACCAATAAAATTCATCTAATGCTTTATCGATTTGCTCTAACTTTTGCCATTGTTGAAATTCATTAGGATTTGGTATATTATATAAATGTTTTTTATGATATACATCTGAATTATCATAAGTTATATTACTTGATCTACTATCAATATGTGTATAATACTTTTTGTATTTATAATAATAAGGACTTCTAGGACTTGTAAAACTTCTTCTTAAAACTACTGCACCATAACTTAATATACCTTTTTTATTATCTTTTTCATAAATAGATCTAAGAGTATCAGGATTCATCTGTAAAAAATAAAGCATTAATTCTGAAACAGTTTCTTGTATTTCGTTTACATCTTGACTAAAAGTGTAAGACATCTCTACAAATGTTTCTCTACAATCTGCTACTGCTTGATAAATCTTATTCATTAGTAAACTCTATTTCTTTTAAATCTCTTACTAATAGTTCTAAACTATTGTCTAATAAAAGTTTATAAGACTTTATAATTTCTGAATTGCTTTTAGTAGATATACCTGCAAAAAAACCATTAACCATTACAGAAGTATTTACAGGAATTATCATTAACCAATCATTCCAATTACCTGAAATTACAGTAACATCTTCTCCATAACTATTGTGATATTCAATAATTAGTTCTAATACTTCTTTAAAATTTTGGTATTTTGTTTTAGTAGAAATTTCTTTTACAAAAGACAACATCAAGTTTAAATAATCATTGACAATTATTTGATGCATAGTATTTGCAAAAATGGGTTTTGTCATAACCCAAATATAACGAAATATTTATTCTAGATTTTTTTCTTTTTTTAAGTTTTTAACAATCTCTTTGTAATAAATTATCTGTTCTTCATAATCAGATCTTAACATTTTATAAGACTGCCTAGATAAAAACTGTAGTTCTTCTGCAGTACCTTCTCCATATTTAGCATCTAAGTTTTTACTGTACTCATACTGCATTCCTTGTTCATACATATTACATTTAATACATTGTACTTGATTTAATTTATGAAATCTTGTAGCCATATGCCTTCTAGACATAAAATGACCACATTGCATACCATCTTTATAATTTTTAAATGCAGAACAAGTAAAGCATTTTACATAACCTGTATTTTTTTCTGCATCTCTAATTCTTATATATAAACTAAACCACTTATCTAATTCTTTCTTTAATTTACTAATGGTTTTTTTCATAACCTAAATCTTTTTTCCATTTATCTTGCAGTATTCCTTTTCTTAAATTATACTTCTCTCCTCTGTATTTAGGACATTCCTCTTGTAACTTTGCTCTTGCTCTTTTTATACTAGGTGCTGATGTTAATTTATTACTAGCATATAACTTTAAAAAATCTTTAGCAGTTATTTCTAAATTATTTAATTCTTCAGACCATATATTAGCACAAAGTCTATTATCATCATCTCTAAGTTTAGGATATTTATCTAACCAATATATTACTTTATCTTTTGTTTTCATTTTAAAAGTTTTTGTGGTGGTTGATAATAAGGTACTTGTTCAGGTTTCTTATTTAGTGTATGAACATCATAGTAAGCAGAATCAATGGTTTTCTTATGACTAATTACGAATCGGTAAAATGTTCTAATATTTATATAAGGATCAAACTCACTAAACCTTACACCTATTTTAAAAGCATCTTGCACTTGATTAAAAGTAAGTCTTTTAAATCTGTTTTCTGTTTGTAAATCTTCAGCAAATATTTGTGCTAAAGTAAAAATAGTATCTGCATCTATTCTATGTCCAAGAGATACAGAAGTTATACCTATTAAATCTATTACTTTTTCAATTAATTCCTTTTTGTTTTCTTCTTGTAATGTCTTAATCATCTTTGCTTATACTATTAAAGTGTATAGCTGATTGATTATGATCTTCTTCTATTTCTGTTTTATCTTGATTAGAAATAGTACCACTAAGAAATCCAAATCCATAAGTTGCTAATGCTAATAGTATTGTTAGTATTGTTTCCATTTTATTTAATTTTAGTTTTAATTTTTTTGTAATCCTTCAGCACATATTTTGACATATCATTATTTATAAAGGTATTTTTATTGTAATTATATTCTTCATAGTTACTTGTAAATTTACCATTTATTTCAATTTTACCACTATATGCAAAATAATCATCTAGTTCTATTATATTTTTTCTATATATTTCTTTGCCTTTTCCCATTCTGATACCTGTGTTTTTATTTTACTTTTATTAGATTGATCTAAACTTCTTCTCTCCCAAGTTCTTATACTAGCTTTCCAATCTTTCATTTTATTTTTTCCTACAAACCAATTTTTAGATTCATAAAAATCAAAAAAAGAATCAGCATCTATATTATTATTTCTTTCTAAACAATAATCCTTAATTTCTAAAACATTTGGTTTTTTAAAAAACTCCCTTTTATTACTATATGTAATATTATTATTAATACTTGTATTATTATCTATTAACTTTTCTTCAATACCCCTATTTAACTTTTCTTCAATACCCCCTTTAATAGTTGTTATATACCTCTTATCAATTTCTTTACTACCCTCTTTGTATGTATATGTAGTTTTTATACAATCAAATGATTCTAATTGACTTATCCACTTTGATATACTTGTTTTAGATACATTATATAAATCTGCAAAGTATCTATTACTTGCAAAACATTGACCATTCATATTCTCTAAAGCAGTTATTTCTGCAAAAAGTAATTTAGCATTAGGTGTTAGATTTTTATTATATCTAACATTAGCAGTTAAAATAGCATAGTAATTTGGTTTCTCTTTCATATAGTTTTTATTTCTAAAGTATAATTATAATCTTTGAAAACATCTTTTATTGTATTAATATTTTCAGAACAATAAAAATAATTAGTTTTTAATTTATAAACTATAGATCCACTTTTTATTATAATATATACTTGTGGTTTCTTAATATTAACATCTATACCTGATTTAACTAATAACATTCTAATCTTATCTTTTAATTTAAATTTTTTCTTTAATTTGATTATATCAAAGTAAATATTATAAACTTTATTAAATAGTTCTCTATATTTAGGATCAGAAGTATAGTACATACTATGACATTTTTCATAATGCAAAACAGATGTTCTATCTCTTTTAATTATTTTAGCTATAGTTGTAGGGTGTATATCTTCTATCATTCTACCAACAAGACTAGCTACCATTCTAGGTGTATGTACCATTTCTTTTCTAGTTTTTTCAGCTAAAGATCCTTTATCTAGTCCTACTATATTAGTAGTTAAATTACATATTTCTATAAATTTTTCTTTTTCTGTCATAATTAGAATGGTAAGTCATCACTTTCTTCTTCTATACTTTCATCTCTATTTATAATATCAGTTACATTGCAAGTATAACCATCTATATTGTGGTAATACTTACCTTTAAATTCTCTAGATGATAAATTAATATTACAACTTACAATATTTCCTATTTCATTAGATTTTATCTGATTTACATTATCATTAAAAAAACAAACTACAACCTCAGCATTGTACTTAGTATCTTGTTCTATTAAAATTGATTGCTTTTTCCATTCCTTACCTGCTTTAGATGTACCTGTTTCTAAATCAAATACTTTTACTAATTTTCCTTCTATTTTCATATCTATTTATTTATTTAATTTAACTTCTTTTATTACACTTCCACCATACATTGATGCAAATTCTATTGCTTGTTCCATATTTTTTGCATCTATATAAAATATTTCTCCGTGTTCTATACATTGATAAGTTTTTTCTTTTTCTTTCATTTTATTATTATTTATTAATTATTTAAAGTTGTATTTAAAACCTTTTGTTGATTATCTGATAAAATATAATCTTTCATTTTAGATTTAACTAAATCTGTTTTTCCTTCATTTGCTGCTTTTAACATAGCATCAAACTTTTCACTTGATAAAACCTTTTTACCAATAGGTTCATTGACTTTATTACTATCAGCATCTTTAGTATCATCTAATAGAAATAAATTACCAAGTGCATATTTTTTAGCATAAGAACTGCTAGATCCAAAAGATTGTGCTATATCCATTCCTTTTCTTTCAGGATTAATACCTGCTTGTGCTTCAACTGATAAAGTCTTTTCTCCATCTGATATTTCTACTTTTGAATTTAAAACTAAATAACCTGCAATTTCTTTAGTAGTTTCTGTTATTGTTAAATAACAATTATATTTCTTTAATAAAGGTTTTACTGATTCTAATATATCTTCTGCACTTCTATATTTATATTTACCAAAACTATTATATTGGTTCTTAGGTGCTTTTAATTCACTTTGTATAGCTATTAAATAATTGTTTTCTTTTTTCATTTTTGTTTTATATATTTAATTGTTTGTTTTTTTTTGTATTGTATTTGCTCTCTATCTATCCATCTTAAAAAATCAAAAGCATCAAACACTATTGTAAAATCCTCTCCCATTTCATCTTGCCCTCTTAAATACAATTCATTGTCTGCACATTGAAAAGTATTTATATCATTCATTCTTTTGTAAATCATATTGCTAGATGTTTCTTCCTTATCTAATAATTGTTTTATCAATTTTAGTTTATTTACATCATCTTCTGTTAAATCTTCTGTTTTCATATTATTAAAAGTTTTTTGTCATTAGCTTCATATTCCTTTATCATTTCATCTGTAAGATTTAAAGTATAAGATCCTGTGATATTATCTACTGTATCATCAGCACATCTTTGTCTAGTTGTACCTATCATAATTACAGAGTTCCAATCTTTTTTAATATCTGCAAATTGTTTATTTAAATAAGAATTAGTTCCTACTGCTGCAGAAGTACCTTTGTAGTAAACTAACTTAGCTTCAACCTTAGTATTATCATAAGTCAGTAATCTTTTTTCTCTTTCTTTTTGATGTTGAATTTGTAACTCAGCATATTCTTCATCAGTTAATGGTGTTGGTTTATATATATCCATAATTATATTCTATCTAATAAAGCACCTAACATTAATAAACTAACAGAACCTATACCTACAATAATAAAATCTATTATATTTTTTGATAATTTTTTTAATCTTTTAGATCTTAATTTAAGTTTTTGTTTTTCTAATACCATTTGTTTTTATTTTAAGTGGGGGTTTTTACACCCCCTTATTATTAATTATTATTTTCTGTTTAATATTCTTTCTATTTCAAATAGTTTTTCTAATTCTCTATCAATCTTAGATGTTAGTCTGAACCTGTGAGATGCTTTGTTCCAATCAAATTTTAAGTTTGACCTAACTTCTATTTCTTTTATTAATGTTTGAGTAGTTTTCATTGTTTTTGTTTTTTAATTATAGTACAAATATACAATAAATATTTTAATTAACTATTATATTAACATAATAATTAAAAAAGTTATTAACAATTATAATTTAAGAAATACTTAACTAATTGATTATAAAGGCATTAAGAGGTTTAATGGAGTTTGCCCATTATTAAGAATAACTGCACAACCAACTGCTGGTCGCTTCCCATACTTAGCATAAGCCATAGCATAGGACTTGTGATTGATACCACAACCTACTTGTGTTCCATAAACTCTAAAGTTTTTTCCAACATAGTGTTCTGTATAACACTGCGTGTGTAAATGTCCTTGAACAGTATTCATCATATCTGCTCTACATTTAGTTCTTGCAGTACCACCCTCTCCGTGTATATACTGAACATTGTTTAATTCATATCTTTCTACAAATTCCCAATTAGGAACTTCTAATACTTCTTTATATGACTTGATCCATTTACTAGGGATTGCACTTGTTTGTGCTTTTCTCATTATAATTCTGTCGTGATTACCTATAATAACTGTTGCTATTGGAAAAGCTTTATACCACCTAGAGATTCTCTTAATAGCTAATTCTAGTTCATCTAAGCCACCCATTCCATCTGCTGATGTCTCGTGATAGCTAGAGTAGTGATTGTCGATTATATCGCCTATAAAGACTACTTCTGTGCAATTATAGACCTCATACTGTTCTTTACACCAATCAAGATAAGAATCCAAACAGAAAGGTTCGTGCAAGTCCCCTATTACTAATACATTACTTTTTTCTTGCTCTCTTAGTTTCTGTAGGATCTTTATCTCATTAGGTTTTAATCTATATCTATTACTTCTTTCCACTATCGGCTAAACCTTGTGCGCCTGTCAAACCAACTAAAGCCCAAAACATTTCACTAACGTGTACTTCTTCTACGTCTAAACTTCTAGCTATAAAAGGCACGATTATTGCTGCTATAGTAAACCATACTTTCTTTGACTTTAAAATCGTTAAAATTAAATAGTTTTTCATTTTTATTATTTTTAATTAATTAATATGTCCAAATGACATTTTTATCCTTACTTCTATCGTTATCTACGTGAATAAATCCTCTATCAAAAGATATACCTAGTCTGTTAAAACCTACTTCTAACAAAGCATTTATTATTAAAAATCTATCCCTAGAACTTTTAGGTAAATAGATGTCTGCTGCTAAACCAAAAAGGTGGCTAGATCCTACTCTACCACCTGCAACATTTAGATTGTGTTCTATAGTCCTGTAACCACTTAGTATTTTAAATGGTACTCCTGCCCTATCTCTAGCTTGATCTAAAAGTTTTAAAAAGACTTTATCCATTTTTTGTCCACTACCTTCTAAATCAGGACTATCAAATTCAGATATTTTAAAATGTTTCAAAATTTATATATTAAATACTGCAAAGATTTTTACCCCTTTAAGATTGTTTATCAAAACTTTAGTAGTTTTCTTTGCTTCTTCTACCTTTTGATAACGTGGGTTCGTACTATTTAGCTTTCTTTTTTTCATTGTGCTTTTTCTTTTGACTATACCATTTGTCTATTGTGTACGCAATAGATATAACTAGCAAGACAATTTTTAATGCTAATTCTATATTACTGAATGTTGTTACACTTAGTACTGTTCCGTTTACTGCTGCTACTTCTAGTGTGTCCTGTACTGTTTTTTGTATTGGCATTTGTCAAGTATGATTTTAATTTTGTTTTATTTTCTTCTTTTACTTTATAATGTTTCTTCATTAATTATATGTAGTGTCTAAAAAATCTCTAATTGTTATTCTATTATCTTGTCCATAATTTTTTTCTAAATTCATTCCTTGATAATAAGCATTTGAATTAGGAGTAACATCACTACCTGAATTAGTTGAGTATTCAGGGAATAAACTAGAATTGTTACATAAATAATCAACAAGTCTTTCGGTATAAAACTGTGCAGTATTTGAAATTTCTGAACGTAGGTCTTGTGCTTCTGCCCTAGTTAATGGTGTAGAGTTTTCTGATGTCTTAGAAACTACATTGTTATTTTGTACCTTATATCTTAAAAAAGGCAATACCTCGTAAAAAGCATAATGAACCAACATATCAGCTACATAATCTTCTAATAGTGTTTTGTAGTTAGCATTTGCAGGATTACTA